GTAATCTCGCTAGTCTCATAAGCTAGAAATACTGGGTTCAACTCCCAGATGCGCAACCAGTTGTATATGCTAGGTAATACAAATCAACATAAGAGTTTTATATGTATTCTCCTTTCTTTTGTAATATATAATTTAACAATTTAATCCTAGCTGGAATTGTTATTAAAATGTAAATAGTATGTAGGATATAAAGAACCTTGAAGGTAGATAGCAAGAAGGAGAAGCTAGATATCCAATCCTTTAGAGCTCAAAAAGGTCTTGCTTATATCTTACATAGTGTTTATATATTAAGAGGTAAAAATATGAGTGATAATGAAATGATAAAAAAATATGAAAAAGAAATATGTCCTAATTGTATACATTACAAAGATAAAAACTATAAAGAATGTAGTGTAGTAGTAACAATAGATGGACAAGCTAAATGTGTTAATTGCAATTGTATAGAATATTGTAAGAAAGAGGTAGAGCAATGTTAGACACTTTATTATTTATATTTAGCATTATAGGAATTACTATATTAGGAGCAATAGCAATTATAATAGTAATTTTAGCTATTTATATAATATATTTATTCATAAAAGAGATATTAAAACATAAATAAAGCAGGTGGGAGTTGATGGCAAAATATGACTGGAAGCAGTTAGAAAAGGAATACATTTCAGGAAATTATAAATCAATAAATGCTTTTTTAAAAGAAAAAGGAATATCAAGAAATAAAACTACAAACACACAAACAAAAGAATGGAACATCAAAAAGCATCAAAAAGACATCAAAAAAACATCAAAAACAATAGAAAAAGTAATAGAAAAAGAAGCAGAAAAAGAAGCACAACAAATAGTAGATATAAAATCAATTGCAAATGATTTAGCACTTAATATTATAAAAGCGAATAGTCAATTAGAAACTTACCTAGTGAAAAACAAAAAGAAAACAAAAAAAGTAAAATATGATTACAAAGCAAATAAACCTAGCGAGGAAGAAATCATTGAAAATGAAGAAATAGAGACTATGCAAGGAATAATCGATAGACAAGGATTAAAGATGCTTGCATCTGCTTTAAAGGATTTAAACGAAATAATTGGAAATGATAAAGAAGCTAACAAGGAAACGTTAGACAAATTAGATGAAGTACTAAAAGGATTAGGTGGTGTTGTTTAATGTTTTCAGAAAAGCAAAGAGAATTTTTAGACAATGCCAACAGAAGATGGAATATAAAATATGGAGCTACAAGAAGTGGAAAAACATATTTAGATTATTATGTGATACCTAAAAGAATAAGAAATGGAATAGGAAACCCAGGACTAACTGTAATATTAGGAAATACTAAAGGAACTTTGCAAAGAAATGTAATAGAGCCATTACAAGACATATGGGGAACAGAATTAGTTTCTGAAATAAAAGCTGATAATACAGCTTATTTGTTTGGAGAAAAATGTTACTGTTTAGGAGCAGACAACAAAAAGCATATAAATAAAATAAGAGGACCAAGTTTTAAATATTGTTATGGAGATGAGATTGCAACTTGGGATGAAGGCGTTTTCCAAATGCTTAAATCTAGGTTAGACAAACCATACAGTAAATTTGACGGAACTTGCAATCCAGAAGGACCTTCACATTGGTTTAAGAAATTTTTAGATAGCGATGCGGATATTTATCAACAAAAATATACTTTATATGACAATCCATTTTTAGCAAAAGAAGTCTTACAAGCGTTAGAAACAGAATATAGAGGAACAGTATTTTTTGATAGATATATATTAGGAGATTGGAAAGCTGCTGAAGGAACAATATATATGTTATTTGCTGATAAGACAAAGGACTTTTTAGTAGATAATGTAAAAGAGCAACTAGCAATAGTAACAATAGGAGTAGACTATGGTGCTGGAAAGTCTAAAATAAAATTTGTAGCAAGTGGCATTACATATAATTTTAGAAATGTTTATGTTTTAGACGAAATGGATTTATCTGGAGTTTATGACCCAGAGCAAATATATGAAAAGTTTATAGAGTTTTATAAAAGAGTGTACGACAAATATGATAAATGTCAGTACGCTTTTTGTGATTATGGAGCATTAGGGAATGTAATAACTTTAGGATTAATCAGAAGATGTCAAAAGGAGAGATTACCAGTGCAAGTAGTAGATTGTAGTAAAGGGTTAATAAATGACAGAATATTTTTAAGTAGCACATTAATGGCACAAAGAAGATTCTTTATATTAAGAAAAAATACGATAATAACAAAAGCTTTTCAAGATGCTTTGTGGAATGATAATAAACCAGATGAAAGATTAGACGATGGAACAACAGACATAGACAGTTTGGACGCATTTGAATATTCAATAAATAGTTTTTATGAAAATTTAATTAATAGTAGGAGATAAAAGATGAACTTACAACAATTTTTTAGTAATGAAGGATATGACATATCAGAAAAGTTAAATTGGGAAAAATATATAGATATTTGGTCAAGTTGGTATAGAGGCAAAGTACGAAGATTCCATAATTACTATATTTATAATGGTCAAAGAAAAGTAAAAATGGAAAAAAAGTCTTTGCAAGGGGCTAAAAAAGTTGCAGAAGATTGGGCAGATTTACTTTTCAATGAAAAAGTGTCTATAAATTTACAAAAAGATGAAGATACAAAGGCATTAAATGATATATTAAGACAAAACAATGCGGAAGTAATTATAAATCAAGGTTTAGAAAAATCATTTGCTATTGGTACAGGAGCATTAGTAGTTTCAGTACAGGACATAGAACAAGAAGAGAATATATTAGATGTAACAAATGCAAAAATAAAATTAGAATTTGTAGAATGTAAAAAAATAATACCTCTAACATGGGAAAACGGAAAGATAATAGAATGTGCTTTTGTAACAACCAAACATAAAAAAGGACAAACATATATTTATATAGCAATGCATGTTTTAAATGATAAAGGAAATTATGTAATAAAGAACTATATGTTTAAAGGTAAATATAGTTCTTTTGTAGAAGCAAATGACGAAGAAAAAGAAGGATTTTTAGAAGAATTTGATACACAGAGTGATATTCCATGGTTTTCTATTATTAAGCCAAATATTTGCAACAATATAGATAGTGAAACGCCATTCGGTTTGTCTGTTTATGCTAATGCAATAGATACATTAAAGTGTTTAGACAATGCATATGATGGATTAGATAATGAAGTGACAATAGGCAGAAGAAGAACATTTATAGCAGAAGAAATGATGACTTATGATGATGGAGAAGGCAAAATGGTATTTGATCCTAACGATATTTCTGTTTATCGTATGCCTAAAGGTTTTAATAAAGATTCAATGATAGAACATGATGATGCAAATTTAAGGGCAGATCAATTTATTAGTACAGTAAATTATCAATTAAACATATTATCAAGTAAGGTTGGATTTGGACAAGAAAGATATAAATTTGATGGACAAGCAATACAAACAGCCACGGGAGTTATATCAGAAAATTCAGATATGTTCAGAACAATAAAGAAGCATGAGCAAATGCTAGAAGATAGTTTAATTACTATTATAAAAGCAATTGCTTATGCTTCTACTGTTTTTGGAAATGTCAGTATAGATGCGAGTGTTGTAACAATAGATTTTGATGATAGCATAATAGAAGATAGAGGAGCAGAGAAAGTAAGGGCAATGCAAGAAGTATCTCAAAACTTAAGAAGCAAAGAATCTTATATGATTAATTATAGAAACTTAAATGAGCAACAAGTAAAAAAAGAATTAGAAAAAATACAGCAAGAGAAAATGAGTAATCAAGAAGCATTTGGATTTATTCCAAACAATAATGATGGGGAGGAAGAATAAATGCTTAAAATGGATAGAAGATTTAATATAAAAAAAGCTATTAAGAAAAATATAACTATAAGAGCAAAGATTTTGTGTGTTATTTCTTGGATAACTAAAATACAAATAGTAGTTCCTACTTTTGAATGGAAAGCAAGAGAAAGAAAAGGAAAAAAGTACTATGTTAACTGAACAGGACTTTATAAAAATAGAAAAACAAGCAAATCAATTATATGCAAATTTGGAACTAGACATAATAGAAGAAATAGCAACAAGAATAGCTAATTTTGGATATGCGAATACCGTAGTTATAAATGATATAAAAATTGCTCAAGAAATGGGAATTTTATATCAAGACATAGTAGAACTAGTAGCAGAATATAACAATACAAGTTATGAAGAAGTAAATAGAATATTTACAGAAGCCTCTGAAACATCATTAAGTTATGATGACGAAATATATAAAGAAGCAGGATTAGATCCTAAACCTTTAGCTCAAAGCGAAAGTATAAAACAAATAATGAATGTAGCTATACAAAGAACATCAGGTAATTTGCAAAATTTATGTATGACTACAGCAAATACAGCGCAAACACAATTTTATAATGCTATAAATAGTGCATATATGTTTACTAGTACAGGAGTTAAAAGCTATACACAAGCTATTTTAGATGAAATTAAGAATATAAGTAAACAAGGAGCAATTATACAATATCCAAGTGGAGCTAGAAGAAGTGTAGAGAGTGCTGTAAGAATGAATGTAATTACAGCTATTAATCAAAATTGTGGTAAATTACAAGAGTTACGAGCAGATGAACTAGGTTGGGATTTAATGGAAATTACAGCACATAGTGGAGCAAGACCAGAACATGCAAGATGGCAAGGAAAAATAGTTAGTAGAAGTGGAAAAAAAGGATATTTAAATTTGCGAGATATTGGTTATGGAGAAGTAACCGGCTTTAAAGGAGTAAATTGCAGACATGATTGGCATCCATATTTAGAAGGTTCTGCTAGGACATATTCACAAGAACAATTAAATGCTTGGAAAAATGAAAAAGTAGAATATAATGGAAAAAAGATAAGCAAATATGAAGCAACGCAAATACAAAGAAAAATGGAAAGACAAATTAGAAATGATAAAAAACAATTAGCAGGATTACAAGGCATTCTGAAATCTAATATGAATGATAATAAACTTATTTTAGAAACAAAAACTAATTTTGCAAAACGTTCATTAATTTATAAAACACATCAAAATGAGTTAGATGATTTTATAAAACAAACATCATTAGTTAAAGATAATAGTAGATTATACATGGGAAATCAGGATAAAAATATTAGTACACAAATAGCTAATGTAACTAAAATAGCTAACAAGTATAATAATAGTGATATTATAGGAAGTAAAGTAAATGGAGTAAAAATAACAGAAATTGGAGAACATATAATATCAAGGACTTATGCTAGAAATGTAACATTTGAAGATGTACAAGACACATTGAAAAATCCAATAGGATATGGTACAATTAAAGAAGATTCAAAAGGTAGAAAGAGTTTTTATGTGCATGGAAAAAATATAACAATAGCAGTTAATCCAGAAACAGGAAAACTTGCAACAGTAAGACAGACAAGTAGAAGGGAAAAGAAAAAATATGGAATTGAAGAATAGATTAAAACAAAAAGAAATAGAGCTATTAAATAAGGTAGGAATAAAAATAAAAGATGGTAATTATACAATAGACGAAACAGGAGATATTATAGAAAGATTAGATAGCGTAATACAAGAGAATTTAAATGAGAGTGGAGATATGACAGAAAAAGCAATAGAATATGAAAGTATACAAGACAAAATACTAGAATTTGAAAAAGAAATTTAACGGTAAAAAATATGTTTTTAATAAAGAGCTAGAAATAGCTCTTATTTTTATGCAAATTTAGTGTAACGGTAGCACAACAGTCTCCAAAACTGTTTGTAGTGGTTCGAATCCATTAGTTTGCGCCAATTCTTTTTATGGTTAGAGCTTTAAAGAAACCAAAAATAACTCTAGCTTGTCGAGATATAAATGCAAGCACGCAGTCGATAGAGTGAACTATCATTTAAAAAAATCAGCGTAGAAAGGAATAAAATATGGATGAAGAATTAAAAAATTTATTTGGTGAAAATTCATTATCATATGATGATTTTTCGAAAGCTATTGAAGAAAAAGGAATGAAATTAGCTAATCTTTCTGCAGGAGGATATATTGCTAAAAGTAAATATGATGATGACTTAAAAAAAGCTAAAAATTTAGATTACAAGAAAAAGTACGAGGATTTAGAAGCATCTATTCAGGGAGATGATGGAATTAATGCAAAACTTAAGAACATCACATCCGAAAGAGATGACTATAAATCTAAATATGAAGAGCTTAACTCTAAATATTCTATGTTAGATGCAACAACAAAAGTAGTTAAAGCAGGAATAAAACCCGAATTTGCTAAATTTGTTGCAAGTGAAGTATTAGGTCAAGTAAGTGATACACTTGATTTTGATACTGCATTAAAAGCTTATAAAGCAAAAAATCCACAATTTAATTCAGAAACTGCAGTAGTTAAAAGAAAAGTGGGGTCTAGTTTAAAACTAGATGGAAGAGAATTAAATAACGAAAATGAAACAAATAAAATTATGAACGATTTAATACGTTCTGCAAGAGATTAGTTAATATACTAATCTTTTTATTTTTTATATTAAAGGAGGAATTTTATCATGGGACAAATGATATCAAGAAGTAATGCAGAAACATTAATTGATGAACAAGTAGCTCAAGAAATTATACAAGGTGCTATAAAACAATCAAGAGCAATGCAAATGTTTAGAAGACTACCTAATATGACTTCTAATAAAACAAAAATGAGAGTGTTAGATGCACTACCATTAGTGTATTGGCAAGGAAGCGATAATGCTAGAAAACAATTAACAAAGATGGCTTGGGATAAAAAGTATATTACAGCTGAAGAAATGGCTGTTATAGTACCTATTCCAGAGAATGTATTAGATGATGCAGATTATGATATTTGGGGAGAAGTAAGACCAAGAGTAGAAGAGGGTATGGGAAAAAAATTTGATCAAGCTGTATTTACTGGGGTAGATAAGCCAACAGGATTTAGAGCTGATATATTAACATCTACATTAAATGCAGGAGCATCTGTAACACCTTTAGACACACTATATCTTTCTATAGATAAAGCTATGTCATATGTAGAAGAAAGTGGATACAATCCAAATAGTATAGTTGGTGGTATGAATGTAAAATCTGCATTTAGAACAATGTTAGATAACAACGGACAACCAATTAAAGGAACAGAAATCGATGAATTAAATAAAGCATATGTTGATAATGGAGCTTGGGATAAATCGTTAGCACAAATGATTGTAGGAGATTTCTCACAAGCAGTTTATGCAATTAGACAAGACATTACTTTTAAAGTATTAGATCAAGCTGTAATTCAAGATCCAGCAACAGGAGAAATTTTATATAACTTAGCACAAGATGATATGGTTGCTTTAAGAGTAACAATGAGAATTGGTTGGGAAATACCAAACCCAATAAATTCATTACAACCAGATGAATCAGTAAGATTTCCATTTGCTGTTATATTACCTGGTTCATATTCTGAAGGTAGAGTAGATGTAACAATTAATGTTAAAGATGGTGAAGCAGCAAATATAGAAGGAGCAAAAGTACAATTTAATGGACAAATTAAGAAAACAAATACTTCTGGAAATGCTGTATTCAAAGCAAATAAAAATTCAACAGGATTATATAGAGTTACAGCGGAAGATATGAAAAGAGACGTTATTGGTGCTGTCGAAGTTGAAGATAGTGCGAAAACAGAAAATGTTGTTATTAACTTAAAAAAAAAATCAGTTTAGCAACAAATCTAAAAGTGCCAGAACAAAATGAAACTTGGCTAAATAAAAAAATATCTGACATGATAGGACCTGGTGCAACAGTAAATAAAAATGGAAATGTAAAAGCCACTTTGAAAAAAGTAGAAGGATTTACAGATTTTAGCTCAGTAGAAAAAGAACAAAGTGGACATTATTTTCCATTTTCTCTAACTGTAACAGGTTCTAAAATGACATTTAAGAAAAATGGTAGTGAAACAAAGAAAGATATACCATTCGATAAAGATATTATTTTTAGAACAGAAAAAACAGATACTTGGGAAGTTTTAGTAGATGGAACAAGTGTTGTTAAATTAAATTTTGCAAATGCAACATTTGCAGAATAGGAGGAATTAAGGCATGTTAACTTACTTAAAAGATGAAGATGAATTTAAAAAACAATTAGGTACAGAAGACGTGCCTAAAGACTTCAAAAATTTAAATATACAAGCAAGTAGTTATATTAACTATAAAACTTTTGGAAGAATTGATAAAGATGATATTCCAGAGCAAGTGAAATATGCTACTTGCTTGATTATTGATTTAATCAACGAAGAAAATGACAAATTATCCAAGATAGGAAATCTTAAATCACAAAATATTGAAGGATGGTCTGAAAGCTATATGACATCTGATGAGATAAAACAAGATTATTCAAACAAAAAATACACTGTGCTACAAGAACAATTATGGAATGTAATTGGAATAGATGGCAATCCTTTATTGTACTGTGGGGTGTGCTAAATGAATAATAGATTTTTTATACATCAAATAACAGTTTATCATACAGAAGATGATGAAAACTTTACAATACAACACTACAACGGGAAAGCTTCTCCACAAGTTTATTTTAGACATAATAAAAAGACTAACCTGATTGACAAAGGACTTCAAGAAGGAAGTACAGGCTCTATTACAATACCTACTACAGAAAAGCTTAATATTTCTACAAATGATTATATTGTCGAAGGAATTATAGATGATAAGTTTGATTTATCTGCATTGCAACAAAAATATCAAGTTTTTAAAGTAGTAAGTGTAGACGATAATAGGAAAGGCAATTTGCAACATTATAAAATAGGAGTTAGTGAATAATGAGTGGTAGTGGATTTACAGTAAAAGTAAAAATAAACTCTACTAACAAGATATTAAAAGACCATGGACTAGACCAAGATGGTAGAGCAATACGTTTTTTGAGAGATGATGCTGATAGATTGATGAATCCGTATATTCCAATGGACAATGGAATATTGAGAAGAAATAAAAGTTATCCAAGTAATCACGAGATTAAGTATATTAGTCCATATGCTAAATATCAATACTATGGAAAATTAATGCTTGCAAAGAATGGATCTAGTTGGGCTAAAAAAGGTGAGAAGAAAGTTTTGACTAGTAGAAATTTAAAATATCATACTTTTGGAACTGGTCCAAAGTGGAATGAGTTGATGATGCAAAGAAACAAAAATACTTTAATAAAAGATGTAGAAAACTTTATTAAAATAGGAGGCTAAAAATGGCAGAAAAATCAAAGATGGAATTAATAAAAGAATTTATAGAAACTTGTCCATACTTGAAAAAAGGAAAAGTAAATGTAGATTATATAAAAGATAAGCCACAATCTTATAGTATCGATGAAACACCAGTTGATCCTGTTTTACAAAACTTTTTAGACGGTGGAAGGCGACTACAAATACAATTTGATTTTTCTATACAAGCAAATTTTAGTGTTCTAGAAAATATAAAAAACTCAAAATTTTGTGATGATTTTACAGATTGGATATATGAACAAAACAAACAAGAAAATTTACCAAAGATAGATGGTGCTGTTTGGATAAAGTGTTTAGGAAGAGGAACAATCTTACAGACAACGGATTCAACAGCAATATATGTAATACCTATACAGGTAGCTTATGAAGAAGACTTTTAATAGTCTTCTATTTTTTATGTAAGGAGGAAAATATAGAGATGGAAAAATTAGTAACTAGAAATAGAAAAGTTGCTTTTATGGATGTTTCTACAACAGCTATAGCAAACTTCTTGAGAATGACGAAATTTACTGAAATTTCAAAATCTAAAAACCCTACTGAATATAGTAGAACATATGTAGATGAAGATGGAGAAGTAACAGATGTAACAGGTTATTCAGAAGAAATAAGCTATAATTTTGATTTACATATTGGTAATTTAGTACATGAAAAGATTGTAGATATAACAGATAATGAAAAAACTGGAGCCGATGCATTAGTACGAATCTTACAAGTTGATTTTACTAAACCAATAGGAGCAGGATATGAAGCAAGATTGAGAACATATTCTGTTGTCCCTGATAGTGAGGGAGATTCAACAGATGCTTATACATATGGTGGAAGCTTTAGAAAAAATAGTAATATGACTATTGGTGTAGCTACAATGAATGCTGATAATACAGTTGCTACATTTACTGCTAATCAAGAAGTTGCAGAGTTTCCAGTTAACTTCTTAGTTACTGATTCAAGTAACAATATGATTGATAATGCTAAAATTACAATTGAAGGAACATCTTATATAACAGATGCAACAGGATTAGTAACAGTGTTCTTAGATGCTAAAGCATATAGCAATATTACTATAGAGAAAGACGGTTATACAACACAAAATAACGTATCTGTTACTGTAACAGATAAAGCAGTATTAAAAGAAGTAGAGTTAGAAGAAGCTGCTTAAATAAATAATATATAGAGAGGCTTATTTTTAAGCCTCTTAAATAATTTGGAGGGAAAAAATGAAATTAAAAGATATTGAAGTTGACTTTAGTTTTACAGATGCTGATTGCATAGAAAGATTAGAAAATGCAGCAAAAAAAGTTAAAGAAAAATCTGAATTAAAAGATAAAGAAGAAAAAAGTTTGTCAGAAGCTATTAGAGAAGAATGTAAAATAATAGACGAATTTTTTGATGAAGTTTTTGGAAAAGGAATAGCAGACAAAATATTTAAAGGTAAAAAAGATTTACAAGAGCATATGGAATTATTTACAGATATAATTAATGCTAAAATTGAAACAACAAAAGCTACACAAAATTTATATGATACTTTAGAAAACAGAGCTAAATATATGCCTAACAGAGAAACAAGAAGATACAATAAATATAATAAAGGAAGAAAATAATGTATTCTAATCTATTAATTAATCAATTACCACAACATACAGATAGTGGAATGAGAATAAGAACAGATTTTAGAGAAAGCATAAAATTTGAACTACTAATGCAAGATAGAACAATAGAAGATGATAAAAAAATTAGAATGATTTTAAACTTATATTATTACAGACCAGAGCAAATAACAGATATAAAAAAAGCTTTAGAAGAAGTAGTTTGGTTTTATTCTGGTGGAGATAAAAAAGAAAATACAAATAGAACAGCAAAGAACAATAATAAAAAACAAATTTATAGCTATGAATTTGATGCAGAATATATATATAGTGCTTTTATGCAACAATATAGAATTGATTTAAATAGTATAAAATACTTGCACTGGTGGAAATTTAGAGCTTTATTTGTTAATTTAAATGAAGATGTTATGTTTTCTAAAATAATGCAATATAGAGCAATACAATTAAATACGATAAAAGATAATGAAATGAAGAAATTTTATAAAAAAATGAAAAGATTATATGCATTACCTGATATGCGAACTGAAGAAGAAAAAGAATATGACTTTGGAGAAGCTTTTTCATAATTTGTCGGCTTTTGTCGAAAAAGATAAAATTATGTTGGAAAAAAGTGCTTGAAATAATCCTTTATAATGATATACTAATATAAATTTAAAAAATA